CTGGTACCTTCTTTGTTTCCGGTAAATATACTCAAGGTGTTGATGTAGAGTTTATAGTAGATAGAAAAGATTGGTATATTCCTGGAGTATATATCTTTGCTGATAAAAAAGGTAATGTCTTAAAAATAGGTGAAAGTAATAAACTTGCTGATAGATTCTTTAATCAGTATAAGTGTATTAGTAATACTACTAATAATCGTATTAGAGAAAGCTTAAAAACTGACTATGAAAAAGTTCATTTCTTTTTCTTTCCAGTTCCTCAAGCAACTGAAACTATAATGAATAGAGAGATTACTGGAGCTTTCCATAAACAGCTAGAAGAGCAATTGTTAAAAGAATATTGGAAAAATACTGGTAAACTTCCTGTTTGGAACGAAATGAGAAAATAATATATGCAATTAGAAAAAAAGTACTATACCGTTCAAGATAATGAAACTCTTGAATTACTCTATAACCATATTGATAGCTGTGATATTATAGCTGTTGATACTGAAACCTCTGGTCTTAATCCTCGTAAAGATAAGATAGTAGGTTGGTCTGTATCTGGTGATGAAGGAGTTGGTTTTTACCTACCTACCTTAGTTTGGAACTTCGATAAAGATGAATTAGAACTTCAGACTATTAATGGTAAGTCTACGGAGGTTATTTCTAAGAACCTTCTTAAGATGTTAAAGGGTAAGAAGTTAGTATTTCATAATGCATCGTTTGACTGTCAGTTTATTAAAAATTACTTTGGTGTAGATTTAATCGAAGATATATGGGTAGATACTGGTTTACTAGTTCATACTGTATATGAAGAAGGTGCTTTTGGATACGGTGCTCCTTTTGCTCTTAAATCTATCGCTATAATGAATCAAGAGGCTTTAGGTTTAGATATAGAAAAAGCCGCTAACGAAGAGCAGTTAGAACTAAAAGGCTCTATAAAAAAGAACGGTGGTCAGACTACTAAATTGCTATTTGAGATTTATAAAGCTGATCTTGATATACTATCTAAGTATGCTTCTGCTGATACCGATTTAACTTTACGTATATGTAATTTATATCTTGAAAAACTTAAAGAAGAGAAACTTGAAAAGTTCTTCTTTGAAGATGAGGTAATGCCGATATATAGAGAAGTAACTGTCCCTATGGAAGCTGCTGGTGTAGACTTAGATGTAGATCTTATAGAAAAGACTCATAAAGAGATATCAGAAGACTTAATTAAGAATAAAGAGATAGTAATGAAGTCTTTATTATCTATTTCTGAAGTAAAGGAGTGGGTACTAGCTACTGCTTTAACTAACTACCCTGTATCTCATAAAGGTAACTGGGCTCAGAATTTAGTAACTCGTTATTCTCTTCCTTTACCTAAGTCTGAAAAAACTGGTAAGTATTCTCTTACTACTAAAAATATAGAAGAATTAGAAGATTCTAATGTAAAAGAGTTCTTACTAACTGGTAATGCTGATTTGATAGAAGATGTAGAAAAAGCTCGTATATCGATGGCTATGTGGAAAGAAACTAACGATGGCGAGTATATTAATATTCAGTCTAAAAAGCATTTAGGTGAAATAGTATTTAAGTATATGGGTATTAAACCTAAAGTTGCTGGTGCTAATACTAAATCTGGTAGAGCTAAGTTTGATATGGATATGGTTGAAGAACTAGCGAAAGAATATCCTTGGGCTGAAAACTTAAGAATATATAATAAACTACTTAAGATTAAATCTACTTATGTAGATAGATTTAGAGATAGAAATGAAGATGGTAAATATTATTTTTACTTTAAGCAGAACGGTACTGTATCTGGTCGATATGGATCTGATGCTCAACAGTTACCTAAGCCTTTAGAAGAAGGTGAAGATGCTCCTATCATTATGAAGTATGTTAATATAGTAAGAGCTTTCTTAGTAGCTGGTAAAGGTAGAAAGGTAATTGATGCTGATTACGAGTCATTAGAACCTCATTGCTTTGCATCAGTATCTGGTGATAAAAAACTGCAAGAGATATTCGATAACGGTTGGGACTTTTATTCTTACGTTGCTATTCAGACTGAAAAGTTAGAAGGAGTATCTGCTGATAAGAAAGCTGATAATTATCTTAAAAAGTTAGATCCTGTAAAACGTAATAAAGCAAAAGCTTATTCGTTAGGAGTTGCATACGGTATGGAGGCTTATGCTCTTAAAATGACTTTAGGAGTAGATCAAAAGACTGCTGAAAGCCTTATTAAAGGTTACTTAGATGGTTTTCCTGGTCTAAGAGATTGGAGAGAAAACTCTCGTAGGCAGATTAAAGATCATGGGTATATAAAAAATTATGTAGGCCGTATAAGACATTTACCTAAGGTTCAAAGAATATACTCTAAATTTGGTGAGAAGATGATGGACTGGAGGTTTAGAAAAGGATTAGAGGATCAAGGATATAAAAGAGACGATGTAATTAAAGTATATAGAGACTACCGAAACGGTTTAAATAACTGTTTAAACTTTCAACTACAATCATTAGCAGCTGCGGTAGTTAATAGAGCTGCTGTAGTAATTAATAGGGCTGCTAAAGAAAAAGGCTTCGATGCTTTCGTTCAAGCGCAAGTACATGACCAGTTGATTATCAATGTGAAGGAGGATCAAGCTGAAGCCTTTGCCCCTATTGTACAAGAGATAATGGAGAATACTACTAAGTTACCTGGAGTAACTTTGAAAGCTCCTCCTGAAATAGCTAATAACTGGAGAGACGGACATTAAAATAAAGATTATGATAAGAACAGCAGAATGTATAACACCTAAACATCCAGATAAGATCTGCGATAGAATATCAGATGCAATTTTAGATGC